AGTTCATTAAGTATGTTATATATTAATATGATATAATATACTAGTATATAATATACTTATATATAATATACTAATAGGGTTGAGACTACCAAATAAAGTTTTGCAAGTCAATTTGTCTATCATAGGTAGCCAATATGTCTATCAGTTAATAAGGGTGTTAAAAAGTTGTTAATTAATTGCAATTAAACTATAGTTCAATTATTTAATTTAGTCAACATGAATATGATTGGTCAAAAGATAGCAGTTCGAGTCTCCAAAAAATACAATGACGAAGTTACATTCAACAACGGTTCAAAACTTTATTTAGATGTTACCTTTAATCCAGAGCACCATGTCACTATATGTGGAGAGGTCGTGGCTTTACCTAGAGGTGAGTGGTGTAAAGACACCCATGGTGATTTAATGGCACAAGAATTACAGATAGGTGATATTGTTTATTTCAATTACCTAACTGTAGATAAAGACAATTTGATTTTTGGTGAAGATGATATTTACACTGCTCAACTAGAGGATTGTTTTTGCTTTGTTCGTGCTGACGGTATAACTGCTATCTCCAATTATATTTTAGTTGAACCTCATGAAACAGCAGAAATGCATGGCACTATTTATTTAGGAGAGCCAAAGAGGAGTGAGGAAGAAGGTTATGTCAGGTTTGTAAGTAAGCCACTAAAAGACAAAGAAGATTTAGGTTTAGTTCCAGGTGATCATATAAGGTTTCATGAGAGGTATGCTTTTTTAAACACTATAGAGGGCAAAAAGTTTTATATAATGAGACAGGAAGATGTAATGGGTAAGATCGCAGAGACTATTGGAAGGGCCATTTGATATACCAAAATGTATAAGTGAACACGCTAAACTCTATGTTGATACAAGGGTAATGGCTAATCGTGATCATTACAAGAAACTTTACTGGAAATCCAGAAAGTACGAATATAAAAATCCGATATTGTTTGACCACCCAGTTGACAATGAATTCTACACAGACTTTAAAGGTATACTTGCAGAGTTACTGGTACGTCATAACTTTGATTTAAAAGGGACGAATTATACTACCTCAGCATTTGTTAAGGAGAAAGGTGTAAGTGATGCTGATCTTGTAGTCAATGACAATAAGATAGATGTTAAGGGATGTGAAAGATCACTCAAAGTAAATATGTTTACTATAGATAAACTAGATGTAGACTATGTTTTGTTCGTTTTATTTTTATCAGGACAACGATATGTGTTACTTAATTTTAAAAAGGAAGACATAAAAGAGTGGAATCTAGTTACGATTAATGAAAGAAATAAATACTACGAGTATAAAGTAGATAAACGTAAGTGGCGAATTGCCACCCCAAATTTAGATGAATAGTTATGTTAGAAAAGATCTTAGATAATTACAGTGATGAAGAGATATTAATGGCTGATGGTTTTGATGATGCTGTTATAGGTATTGAAATAAACAGTATGTGCTTAATATATTCTGTACATTTATGTCTTGAGATTTTAAAAGACCAAATGGATGAGACCGATGCAATGGAACATTTTACCTACAATGTATCTGGAGGGTATGTAGGTGAGAAAACTCCTATATGGTGTTGGGATATTTAAATACCCCCCAAATAAAAATTTTTTTAAAATGAGTAGACTAAAACTAAACCTCACAGATAAGTGTGCGATTGCAGTGATCGTGATTTGTGTTGTATGTATTGTTTTATTGTTATCTTAGTGAAGAAGCATACTAAGTTATACCATGATTATTTTATGCATGAACCTGGTGATTGGATAGGATGCGAGGTATGTGATAGAACAGCAGTGGATATTCATCATATTGAGGCTAGAGGTATTGGAGGATCTAAAGAAAAGGACACCCCAGAAAATTTACAAGCGTTGTGCCGAGAATGTCACTCATACTTTGGAGATAAAAAACAATTTAAAAGACTACTAAAAACTATGCATTATGAAAAAATCAAAGAAACAATTAGAGAAAATGAGTAAAGGGGAGTTACTAAGTCATATACTAGACTTAAAGTTAGAACACCCATACCACCCAGATATTAAAAAATTACAGGCGATATACGAATTGAAGTTAGAGTCTGATTCTAAAGTTGGTTAATTAGTCTATCTATCTTATCAACCACATTTAATTTAATTCCATAAACGTCACTTGCATTAGAACTATCTAGAGCACCAAGTACATCTAGTAATAATTCTAACTTTCGCATAGTAATTACATCTTTAGTATCGTCTGAAGAAATTACATAGGGTTGATTGCCTTCCATAAACTATTTTTTGATTTTTTTAATCTTACCGTTATGTGTTCTAGCGAACACTGCATCTTTAGTTTCTCTGATCTTAGTACCAGAATAGGTTTTACCCCCAAATTTCCAAGATACCTTTTTAATTTTTCCTGCCATAATTAATAATTATGAGCCACAGCCAACACATTCAATGTAAGAATCAGTTGGTCTAACTCCGTTTATTTTCATTTGGATGTTATGGATCTTATCAGCAATTAACATTTGCTCACCAAAATCCTCAGTATTAGCCTTTTGTGCTTTTAACTCAGCAATTTGTTTTTCTAATTCAGCCATTACTTATTACACTTAGTGCATTTGCTGTAAGGCTTTCCACACTTACACTTTTTTTTAATTTTTGAATATGCCATTACTTATTTTTTTTAATTCTTTTTATAGTCTCTTCTTTTTTATTAGACTGTGCTAATAATTCTGCTGCTGCTGCATCAAAACCTTCATCACCTGGCTTATATGTCTTACCATTTTTAGTTACTGATCCAACACCTTTTTGACCATCTTTTCCATATGCTAACCCAACTGTACCTGATAATGATGTTTTTCTTACTGAAGTATTTTTATCTATACTTGATAATGGTTTGCCTTGAGGATTAACTGCTTTAACAACAGGAGGTTTTTTATCCTTCTTTACTTTTGCTTCCTTAACTTTTGCTTCCTTAACTTTCTTTACTGTATCTACAGTTTCTTTAACCTCGTTTTTTACAGCACTAGCAGCGTTAGTTACACCTTTTTTAATTTTGCGTAAAACCTTTCCTACTTTAGAAGGTGTTCTATTTGCTTTGTAATCTTTCTTGATTGCTGCTTGTTCGATTTTTCTTTCAAGATTCATGGCTTTACCTTCCTTCCCCATCTTTCGTAGGTAGGCAATTTTTTCCCTGAGTCTTTTAATTTTTTCTTCGTCCATGGTGAAATTATTTATTGATAAATATACTTATAGAAATTGAAGGTCACCCAAATATATAATACTTGGATTGACAACAAATTACTGTAAGTTAAATTACTTTTTATTTTTATTCTCTTCTCTCAGATAATACCAACGCTGTGCTGTATATCCAATGGATATAATAAGTAATCCGATTTTAAGCACAGTATCTATTTGTGTCATTGATATAGTAAAAGTTCCTGCGTTGAGGAGATATAATTTTAAGTCTTGCATTGTCATCTTGTTACCAAGTTTTACAGGCCCAATATCTTGCAGATGTTCGAGGCCCAGGATTATCACAGTTATGTCTTGCTCTAAATGATGATCTTCTTGCAGGGTTATTCTTTTTAATCCTCATATTAGGATCGCCAAAGTGTACTACTTTCACTTTGTCACCATCCTTGACATAGACTTTAGATTTCTTACTTGCTCTCTCTGATTTCATAATCTTATTGAGAGTTACGTTTTTCCCCTGATATAGTGCCATCATTATTAATTTGAGCCAAATATAGTATTCTACTAAAAAAAAGGTACAAATATTTGATAGTCATAATTATATAAAATAAAGATCAATAGTATATTTTTATATGTGTCTGAAGAGAAACTTATACTTTTGTTTAAAACCAACAGTTATGTCGTTAATTGAAATCTTCAACACCGAAGACTTTAACAAAATGATCTTTAATCCATTCAAGGTAAAGTCATTAAAAAATAAGTATCCAAAACTTAAAATGTTCAAGACGTTTAAAGACTCTGAAGAACAGATGATTAAGTATGTTCTTTATATGTATGATCAAAATACACCAATGAAAGAACAGTTCCCAGATCTTAAAGTTAGAAAAGAACAAGCAGCAATTTTATCTGGTTACGACTTAGTAAAAGATAATGAAAAATTGCACGATATATTCTTCTTCTTGTCTGGTAAACTAGTAGATATGGTTGATGAGTTTTTAAGAAAACAAAACAATAGAATTTGGTCTATGATTGTTTCTAATGAACAAACTTTTTTTGAATACCAAACAAAACTATTAAGTCCAGTTGAAGGAGAAAGAGATAAAGACATACTACAAGCACTCCAAATAAAATCTAAAATCATGGATGATTTAAATACCATAAATGATAGATTAGATTCTTACTACATGAAGTTATATGGAGAAGATCAAGAACTACTAAAAGTTATAAAAGCAGATAAAAGATTAACTCCAGAGTTTATTGCAAATTTATGAGTGTAGTTAATATACAGGGTATAGATTTTGATATTCCTAAAAAGGGATATGTGTATAATGTGATAACAGGTGAACAAGAAAAAAGACCTATTATAACAAATTCGTCAAAATCATCAGAACAAAAGTGGACAAGGACTACACTCCCTGAAAGTTATAACTATAAGAGAAATGAAGAGTTATCTAAACAGGAAGAAGATAAAGATTATTTTGATGTAGAATTAGAAAACTTTAGGTCACAGGAATGGGATAGAAGACTAAATGGTGTTTGGTTTATGAATAATGGTAAGGCAGAATACTTAACAGGTATGCATTACTTATTTTTAAACTGGTGGAAGATTGATATTGGATACCCCAGTTTTAGAAAAGTAGACCAAGAGTATTTTTATTTTTTACAATCATGTGTAAACAATCCTGAGTGCTTGGGGATGATAGAATTAACAAAGCGAAGACAAGGTAAAACTGTGAGAGCAGGTGTATTTATGTTTGACTTAATTTCTAGATCCAAAAATAAAAACGGTGGTATACAATCTAAAACAGCAGGTGATGCAAAAAACAATGTTTTTCAAAAATCTATAGTAAGTCCATTTAAAAAATTACCAGATTTTTTTAGACCAGTTTATGATCAATCAAAAGGTGTTACCCCAACCTCAGAATTAAGATTTTATAGAACAACTAAGCGTGGGCGAAAGTCGCTTGAGGACTTAGGAAAACCAGAACTAGAAAGTCAAATAGACTGGAAAAGTTCAGATAAATATGCATATGATGGTACAAAATTACATCGATACCTTGGTGACGAGGTTGGAAAAACTATGGAAGTGGATGTCTGGGAAAGGCACAATGTTGTTAGATTCTGTTCTGAATTGGATGGAGAATACATTGGAAAATTACTTTATACAACCACTGTCGAGGAGATGGAATCTGGTGGTGAGTCTTTTAAAAGGCTTTGGGATAATAGTGATCAAGAAAATAGAAATGCTCAAGGTAGAACTCCCAGTGGTTTATTCAGATTTTTCACACCCTCTTACAAAACCCTTTACTTTGATGACTACGGTTATGCTGACGAAGATCGTGCTAAGGAATATTATTTGGCTGAACGTACAAATCTTATTAATGATGATCGTGCTCTGTCAAGCATTATACGAAGGAATCCATTTACTATTGAAGAGGCTTTTAGAATAGATGGTGAAAAGTCTTTATTCAATGCAATGAAGTTAAATAACCAAATAGACAGGTTATCATGGAATGAAAACGCATATACTGTAGGAAATTTTGAATGGGTTGGAGATAGAGAAACAGGCCATGTTGATTTTAAACCAATGAGTAATGGAAGATTTAAAGTTTCTTATTTATTTGAGGATCAGAAAGATGCGAATAGAGTAATAAAAAGAGGTAAAAATTATTTACCTACAAGAAAAACTGAGTTTGTTATGGGGTGCGATCCCTATGATCATGATAGCACTGTAGACAATAGGAGGTCTAACGGTGCATTCTACGTTTACAAGAAACACAACTCAGTATCAAATATTTATGACAGTTCATTTATAGTTGAATATATTTACCGACCAAGTACAGCAAGACAATTTTATGAAGATGTTTTGAAGTGCTGTCATTATTATTCTTGTGATTTATTGTTCGAGGATAATAAGGTAGGTATAAAAACATATTTTGAAGACAGGGGTTACGCTGCTTTCTTGATGTACCTACCAGGAAGTATGAAGCCTGGATTAAGTGGATCTGTTAGAACGCATCAGCAAATAGCAGAAGTGACTGAAGATTATATAGAGTCGCACATTGAGAATGTGTGTTTTAAAGAATTATTAAAAGATTGGTTAGAGTTTGATATTAGTAAAACAACAAAATTTGATGCAGCAATGGCAGCAGGATATACGTTGATTGCTGATAAGCATATATTATTAAAAAACCAATTTTCAAAAGAGTCTCTAGTTGAAGCAAAAAATATATTTAAAAGACATAAGGTAAGATGATTAAATCAGAAACCAAAGCAAACTATCCTAATCATGTAGTTGATCCAAGGGATAAAAATAAAGAATGGTGTTTATCATATGCAAAAGCAGCATGGTCTGACTACACTAACCATGGAACACAGTCATTTCATAATAACAGAGGTTCTTATCCAAGGATAAAAGATTACGCTCAAGGTAATCAGTCTATAAACAAATACAAGAGTTTACTTAATGTAGATGAAACAGACAATGAATCTTGGTTTGCAATTGACTGGTCAGTGCTTCCTATTGTACCTAAATTCAGAAGAATTGCTTTAGGTAAATTAAATAAAACAGAATATAATATAACTGCAACTCCAATTGATGCAGTAGCACAATCAGATATTGAAGATTACTATAGAAGATCTAAAGCAAAAATGGATCTTAGAAAAGCAATCTCTAAATCTGCTCCAGGAATGGAAGAGTTTAGTGCCTTAAAACACAAACAAGGTGAACCTCAAGACGATGAAGAACTTGAGATGCACATGGATTATACCTATAAGCATAATGCATCTATTGAGATGGAACAAGGAATCGACCTTGTTTTTCACACAAATGGAATGGATGAAAAAAGAAAACAAGTCATGGAGTATTTGTTTGATTTTGGTGTTGCAGGTTACAAAGAGTATATCGACAGTAATGGTGCTGTAAAAATTAGAGTTATAGATCCTTCTAAAATTTTAATATCTCACTGTAATAAAAGAGACTTTTCTGACAAAATCCACATTGGTGAATTGACTGAGATGAGCATATCTGATCTAAAGCAGAGAGCAGGTGAACAAATAAGCGAAAAAGAATATCAAACTATTGCAGAGGAGTTTTCAGGAAGACAGGGAGACTCAAAAATGTTTCCATCTAATAAGAAATATTACAAGAATTACGATGATAGAAAAGTGTTAGTTCTTGATTTGGAATTTTTCTCTGTTGACGAAATGGTTCATGAGTCTAGAACAGACAAGAGAGGAAACAAAAGGTTTGGTAGAGCAGGTTACAATAGTTACAATAAAAAGAAAAAGAAATTTACAAGATCATCTTATAAAACAGTTTATAAAATATCATGGATTGTAGATTCACCATTTTGTTTTGACTATGGATTGTGTAATGACATGAAGAGAGTAAAATCCAAACTTATGGATACTGATCTTTCATATCACTTATTTGCTCCTGATTACCATAACATGAAGCCTTTGGGAATAATGGAACAATTGATTCCAATTGCTGATCAAATTCAGATATCTTGGTATAGACTACAAAACACAATCAATCAGGCAAGACCAAAAGGTATTATGATTGAATTAGGTGCGTTAGAAGATATTCCATTAGGATCTGGTGGTAATCAAATGAAGCCGACAGATGTCATAGACTTATTTAATAAGACTGGTACTTTAGTTTATAGGAGAAACGATATTGGTGGAAAACCGACAAACTACAGACCTATTGAAGAACTAGAAAATGGACTTGGTAGAGATGCTGTTTCTTATTACACTGTTATACAGAATAATATAGAAATGATTCGTCAGATTACAGGTCTAAATGAATTTACAGATGGATCAACTCCTGATGCAAGGTCTTTAACAACTACTGCAAAATTAGCAGCACAAGCAACTAATAATGCCTTAGCACATATAGAACAAGGTGAGAGATATCTTTTAGAACAACTTGCATCTTCATGTATTGTTAGGCTACAAGATAGTGTGAGAATAAATCCAATAGAAGGATATGTAAGATCTCTTGGTAAAAAAACAATGAAATTCTTTAAAATGTCTGCTGATGTTGGTAAGCATGAGTTTGGAGTAAAAATTGAAGACAGGCCAACTGAAGAACAAAAACAAAGACTAATGCAAATTCTTCAAGGAAGCGTTGCTCAAGGACAGGTTGATTTTGAAGATGCTGTTTATATTGAGCAAATAACAAACTTGAAACAAGCACAGCAAGTATTAGCATACAGAATTAAAAAGAAAAGAGAAGAGGCAGAACAGAAAGCAATTCGTCAACAAGAGATGAATGGCCAGATACAACAACAATCTGCACAGGCTGCTGAACAAGCAAAGCAACAAACTCTTCAAATGGACTCTCAAATGAGAATGGAGATGGAGAAACTCAAAGCAGAGTTACAATCAAAATTACAGCAAGAGAAATATAAATTTGAAATACAAATAGAAGAGATGAAACAAGCATCTAATCTAGAACAGAACGCTATTAACAACTTGCCTACCAAAGAGATAGGTATGAAAATGATAGAACAACCTGGAACTGAATTGTAAAAAATTCATAATCTAAAACTATATAATAATAATTTTGAAACAAACAACATAAAATTATGGCAGAAATTGAAGACAACTTTGATCTATCTGAATTTAAAACGATAGATGAAAACGGTGAAACTCAGGAAATTGAATTAAATTCTGACAACACCGAAGAAGAGAAACCTAACGAAGCATTAACAGATGCTGCTGAAGAGTTAGAAAAAGAAACAGAGGTAAGTGATACCCCTAATCAAGAAACAGAGGTAACCGAACCTAAACAAGAAGAGGAATCGGAACAAGAAGAGGAAACTTCTGAAGAAGATAAAATAGGTAAACCAGATGAGTTGTTTCAGCAACTAGATAGTTTATCAAAAGAATTAAGTGGAGGTAAAGCCGAAACTCTAGAAGACTTTTTTGAAGAGTACAAACGAATGAGAGATTCGTCAGATGCTCAATTTAAAGATGACTACATCAAAAGTGCAGTCGAATATTATAATGCAAACGGAAGCCTTACACCTTATCTAGAGGCAACATCTATTAATTATGAGGAGATGTCTGATCAACAAGTTATGAGACGTAACTTAAAACAAGACAACCCTACTCTATCTGATAAAGCAATTGAAAGATTGTATCAGCGTGACATAATTAATAAATATTCACTAGACGAGGATAAGTATGACGAGGACGAGGTAGAACTTGGTAAAGAACTGCTTAAAGCAGATGCTGATAAACTAAGGTCTTCTTTTGTTGACGAACAGAAGAAATTTACATCTCCTCCTAAAACTGAAGAGTCTCAAGTAGACCAAGATGAAATAAATTCAAAGTGGATTGAAACTGTAAACACTAATCCTAGCACTAAGAATATACTTGAAAACAAGTCTATATTAGTTGACTATAACGGTGAAAAGTTTTCTTATGAAATTGATGATCCTAAGCAATTAGAGGAAATGACTGTAGATAACAATAAGTTCTTTAATTTATTTAAAGATCAAGAAGGTAACATCAACTTTGACAAATGGTATAGAGTCCTGGCATATGCTTCAGATCCTGACGTTTACGATTCATCCCTTATTTCTCATGGGCAAGAAATAGGTCAAGAAAAGGTTGTTTCAGATTTGAAAAACCCTACGAAACCTACAAAAGCACAGCAGAATTATAAAGCATCTACAAATCCTTTAGAGGGTTTAATGGGTGCACTGAGTAGAGGGGACTCAGACGTAAAAATCATTCGTTAAATAATAAAATTAAAATTAAATGGAAAATTCAAATTATATAAGTTCACTTAGTTTCTTGAGCCATTCTTTTGTTCAAGGAAGAGAGATCTTATCAAGCGTCTTAGACGTACAAAACGAAGAGGATTCATTCCTTGACGTAATGCAGTCTTTAGGAAAACTAAAGCCAGTAAGTCAGCCAGTATACCACGCATTTGTAAATGAAGCGTTGTATAAGGATAACGTAGTAACTATCTCAGAAGCAGGTGCAGGTACAGGACAACAAGCAGACATCGCTTGTTCTTCTACAGGTACAGCAAGAGTTGGTGACTTAATGATGGGTACTTCAGGTAACATCTACTTAATTAAGTCTATTGGAGCAGCAGGAGTAACTTTTGTACCAGTAGATGGTGCAGGTGATGCATCTGACTACAATGCAGCAGGTGATAAATTTGTTGTATTCTCAAACGCACAGGGTGAAGGTTCTGGTTCTCCAGATCCAATCAAGTACGGTTTGACTAAGCAATCAAATAGAGTGCAAATCTTTAAAAACAAATACAGAATTTCAGATGTTGCAAAAGCATCTAAAGTAACTGTTGAGTATAAAGGTAAGCCTTATTTCATGTACAAAGGAACTTACGAAGCGTTACAAAGATTTAGAGGTGATATCTCTAACTCATTAATGTTTGGTAAAGGTTCTGGAGATTTCTACGCAGGAGCATCTGTGGGAGATATGAATATTGACGGAAACGCTGTACAGACTACAAACGGTCTTAGAGAAGAGTTAAAAGCAGGTGGTATCTTGGAATCAGGATCACCATATGACTTTAACACAAATGTTCTAACTACATTACAAGATCTTACTTCTGCTTTAAACAAAGCAAGAGCACCAAAAGATTACTGGATGTGGGTTGGTACTTCTGCTAACATCAAAATTGATAATGCATTAAACGGTCTAGACGGTTCTGGATTAACTTCTGCAAGATTCTATGTTG